AATTAAATCGTCCTCATGCCAGCGGGTGGCGGTGATTAAAACGCGGCTATTCCCCTCCATTCGCGTAAAAAACGTACTGGTGTACCATTCCCATGCCTTTTCACGGTATGTTTCTGACTCCGCCTCTTCAGCGTTTTTGCAGTAATCGTCAATAATTCCCAGTGTCATTCCAGCGCCGGTTATACCTCCCCCCACGCCGGCAGAACGGTAAGAGCCGTTGAAATCGACTATTTCAAATTCCTCATTGTTTTTACGGGCATCGCTGGATTTTGTCCCCTCCATTCCAGCGATTTTAGTTTCTGGAAAGATTTGCGAATATTCAGGCGTTTGGATAATACGCTGCACGTCACGGTTCATTTTTGAGGCCAAAAAAGAGGCATAGGAACAAGAAATTATCTCTTCGCGTGGGTCCAAGCCAAGCGCAAAAGCCGGGAGCCGGCGGGAAACCATTTCACTTTTCCCATGGCGCGGGGGCATTTCAACAATTAAATATTGGATTTCATAATTGACGAATTTATCCAAATAAAAAGCCAATTTTTGGTTGTGCCAGTTGACTTTATACTTTGGAAACGTGTAAAGGGTGAAATCAAGAATCGCTTTGCGGGCTCTCCGGAGATCCAGCGTCTGCTTGATTTTCTTCAGTTTCCGTACTTTTTGTATTAGCTCTTGATGCAATTTCTTCCTGTAATCTTTCAGCCTCTTCCAATAGCTCTTGTTCGTCTAAGTATTCCAGCGCGTCCGGTTTGGGCTCTGTAACCGTCACTGATTGCGCCGGCTTCCCCTCCAGGCGGTCGAATAGTTCCCTTCGCGCGTCTTTGTCACCGGTAATATATTGCGCTATCATTTTAACGATTCCAGCGTCAAAAGCGTTCAAGGGCTCCCCTGTTTCGTCGTCAATGATATGCGATTTTTTTTCTAGATAGAAAGCAACACGCTCTTTTATATTCCGGCTTCCCTTGGCGCGCCCATTGGGATTACCAGATTGACCAGGTTTCCAGTGAAATTTCTCAAGTGCTGCGAGGCTGTTGGGGTGGGAGCCTTTCCCTTTTCCTTTAGCCACGTTGTTTCACGTGGAACAATTGTTCCCTAAAGTTATCTACGATTTTGTCTATGGATTCATCGGATAAATACTTAATTGGTATTCGTTGTCCAGTGCTTAACTTGATTGATTGTGGTGCTTTAGGATATTCCATTTCACCCTGTAAACCTACTTCTGACATAATGTTTCCTTTCCTTATTATAGTGTAGTCTATCTACCAATATAAAGAAAGTGACACTTTCGCGCAACTTGTCACTTTATTTATTAGTCGATCTAATCGTAATTTATAATTGAAAGGTTAAAATGGTGCATAATGGCAAAAACGAGAATGATTGAGGTTTTCCGGGCTGGTAAACAGACGGATTCGGCAGGGCATACGCAGGAATGGACAGAGGCCGATCTCGACAAGATGGTAACCGCGACCGAAGCAATAGGCGAAGACGTGGCTTGGACCATAGGCCATCCCGAGAGCGATACAGCTCCCGCTTTCGCCTGGTCAAGCAAGTGGATTCGGAAGGGGAAAAGCCTGTACGCGGAAATGAAGGACATAACGAGCGAGTTGGCGGACATGCTGAAAAAGAAAATGTTCAAAAACCGGTCTATCGCTTTGCGTCCCGATCTTTCCTTACAACACATCGCATTACTGGGAGCCGCCCCTCCCGCCGTAAAAGGCTTGGCCGCAATGGGTTTTAAATCCGGGGATGACATCAAGCTTTTTAACGAGTGCTTCGAGGATGACAACAATTTCGCAGAGGATAACATGAAAACAAAAATCATAAATGCTTTTAAGAGTTGGATTTCCTCAACACCTGAAGGCAATCTGGAAAAACTTTTTAACGAAAAACCGTCTAACAAAGGAGATCAAGAAATGGACGTAAAAGAACTGGAAACCAAGTTTGAAGCCAAATTTTCAGAGATGAACACGCAGATTGAAGCGGTCAAATCGGAAAATGAAGCGCTGAAAACCGAAAACAAAACTCTGAAAGAAGACAATGAGAAGTCGGCCAAAGAGTTCGCAGAGTACAAGACAAACCAGAAACGCGCAGCATTCGGCGAGTGGTTCGACAAACAGGTCGAAGCCGGGCGTGAATTGCCGGCCAACAAAGAGGCGACCGTTTCGACCATGATGATTCTCGACGGGCGCGAGACCATGGATTTCGCAGAAGGCGACGAAACCATCAAAAAGACTCCCCTGGACATTTTCAAGGCAAAAATTGAAGCCTCTGAAAACGGCGTGGAATTTTCCGAAGTGGCCAGAAAGGAAAAGGCCGAAGCAAAAACCAGCTCTGAGACAATCAAAAAATTCAACGAAATGATTGCCGAAAAGCAGAAAGACGGGAAGTCATATTCAAACGCTTTTTCTGAAGTGGCAAGCGAAAATCCCGACTTGGCTAAGAAAGTTCAGCGGCTTTCCTGGGTGCAAGAAACGAGAGACTAATTCAACGTAAACTCAAAGGAGAATAAAACATGACTACAGAAAATATTGTAACCAGCGTGACTTTTGAGGCTGCGGAGGATCTGTCATCCGACCAGTATCGGTTTGTCGTGCTTGATTCTGACGGCAAGGTCGAAAGGCCAAACGCCGCTACCGATGTAGTGATCGGTGTACTGCAAAACGCTCCGGAAAGCGGGCAGGAAGCCCGCGTGGCTCTGCTGGGAACCGGTGGAATTTCAAAGGTGGTTCTGAGCGCTACTATTGCCACAATTGGCGAGATAGCCGCTACCGAATTTGTAAGTGCTGCCGATGCCGGAAAGGCACAAGTGGCCGTCGCTACTCAATACCCGGCTGGAATTTTTGTTTCAGTGGGCGACGAGGACGATCTGGGATCGATCATACTGACTTCGGCAACTGTCAAGGCTTAAACATTAAATAACGCAAAGGAGAATTAAAAAATGGCTAATCCAGATGTAAGAGCTTCCACGGTACGCGGGCCGATGCAAGATGTGTCGATTCAATTTAAGAATCGCGCGTATATAGCTGACGGCGTCGCGACTATCAAGGATAATGTATCACACAAATCAAAAATTCCGAAGTATTCCCCCGGCTATTGGTTCAGGGATGAGGCAAAACTGAGGGCTCCTGGAACCCGCGCCGCGCGTGGCGACTTCAAGCTTGAATACGTCAACGTAACCACGGAGCAGTATGCTTTCGCAAAAGAGGTTACATACGAAGACGTACAGAGTGAGAGCGATTCCAATACCCCTACCCTGAATATGCAACAGGACGCTATTGAGTACGCCGCCGATAAAATCGATCTGAAAAAGGAAATTCGGACGGCTGACTTGATGAAGGCTACCACATGGGCAGACGGAAACGTCGGCGGTGAGGATGCCGGGGGGCTTTGGGCTCCCAGTGGTTCAAACACTTTCCTTGCTGACATCCGCAACGGGCAAGAAACCATCAGGAGTAATACAGGCTACAAGCCTAATGTTCTCGCCATGGATTTCGACACCTACAATCAGCTTAAAGAGGAAGACACTATCCTCGAAAAAATCAAATACACCCAGCGCGGCGTATTGACTCGCGAATTGCTGGCCTCTCTGCTGGATCTCGATGAGGTATTGGTGGCTGAAGCTATCAAGAACACCGCAAACGAAGCCACCACGGACGCTCTCACCGCTGCCAATGTATGGGAAACCAACGCCGGTAAAGGCTTCGGCTTTTTGTTCTATCGCCAGGCTCGTTTAGGTCTCAAGACTGCGGCGGCCATGGGACAGTTTCGCATGAGACAGGAAAACGGCGGCGGTCGTTTGACCCGTTCATGGTACGAAAAGGCTGAAGACCAGTGGGTTTATGAAGTGCGCGAAGATACCGACATTGTCGCTATCCATGCAAATCTTGGATATCACTGGATTGACACCAATGCTACTTGATTGATGTATGGCATACTGTACGGAAGCGAACATAGCGGATAGATTGCCGACGACTAAAATGGCAGAGTTGACCGACGATGAATCGGGCGACTCTGTCAATTCTTCCGTTGTCACCGCAGCTATAACCGAGGCTGACGCGAAAATCAATATGTATTTGCGTGGTAAGCATGATGTACCGCTTTCGACAGTGCCAGATCAAGTAAAGTATTGGTCAATAATCCTCAGTATACATAACCTGTATAAGAGGCGCATTGATACCGCAATCCCTGAAACGCTCACCGATGAATTAGAGGTCGTTCAGCAAGAACTGCGGGACGTGCGAGACAATAAATTAATGATAGACGACGCTGACAGCGATGCCAACACGGCGGGCTATTATAAGACCAACAAAACCAGTAATAGCCGAATATTTACCGTCAATGATAATCAAACGGGGAGCCTGGATAAGTATTTTTCGAAAAATCGGATGACACCTTCCGGCGGGTTGTAATGAATGAATCTCACGACTGTAGAAAATGCAATCATTACGCAGCTAGGGACTGTCATAACCGACATGAAGATCGCTGCATGGCCGGCTGACGTTCGCGATTATCTTCTATCCCATCCCAACGGCGCTATATTAGTACACTATCTAGGCTCTACCTATGCAGAACCGGAGCCCAATAATCAGCCAAAAATAGTACATGACAGGCTTTCTGAGTGGTCAATTTATATCAGTAAAAAAGTTTTAAAGCAGATTGATTTAAATCCTCACCAAGACGTATACACATCAATTGAAAATGTCCGGACGGCATTAACCGGCTATACAATTGCAACGCTTTCCGATGCTTCGGTAATGTGGCCGACACGGGATCGCCTGGTATATGAGGAAAAAGGGTTTTGGATTTACGAAATGATTTTCGTCTTTAGTTATCCCGAGGCAGAGAGTTAAAAATGGCCGTATGGACTGACATAGCGGACGCTTTGAGAACAGCAATTGACGGCATGACAACTGCAGGCGGCTATAATTATGACTATGACAATGTTGATGAATACAGGCCTGCCTCGAAAACATACCCTAATGTTCAAATGATTTTTCCCGTGGAGGAAGCTCGCGATCCCGATGAGAATGTCGTCAATTCTTATTCGACTGACGTCACCATTGCTTTTAAAGTGACGGTTGACGACACCGATACGGTTGACGATGGAATTGATAACGTAATAGAGGATTTTAAAAGGCTGCTGGAAGCTGAACACGGGACGCTTTGCACAAACGGTTTATTAATTGGCGATTATGTAAATAGCGACAGGGAGTATACCCACGTAAGAGAACGGCCTGGTATCGTAATAATAACTTTCAACTTTTTCTATCGCGTTCAAAGAACCGATCCGAGCTTAACGACATAAACAAAAGGAGATTACTATGGGCACATGTGGACCGCAACTAATTAGAAAAGCCCAAATTGGCGGGCGCGTCCAGGACGTAGAGGGAACCGCCGAAGTTTTGACGGCTGACGATTTCAAAACGCGAATGATTGTCGGCGCTACCGTGGAGTATAATGCACCACGGGAAAAGCGTGATATTGCCCGCGCAACGCTTACAAACCTGGGCGGCATTGAAGGGACAAAAGCGAATAACCATACGTTCAGCGCAGAGATAAATACGCCGGACGCTTTCAATATTGCCGCTACCGCCGGGCTTGACGTTGATACCATCGCTTGGCAGAGTGGTAACACAATCCGGTATACATTTAACAGCACTCCGACTTTGACCGGCGTCGTGGACGGAGATTATTTAACAGTCAATTATGCAACCAATGCCAGCAACAACGGGACGTTCAAAATTACCGCAGTAAATAGCGGGTCTTATTACGTAGACGTAACCAATTACGACCGCTCTGACGCGACTGACGATGAGGCCTCGGATTCTCCCGCCGTCGCTGATATCCAGGAAAATTTAGAATATCAATGGGCTTTAAACGGCTGCGGTTGCAAGGTCTACGGCATGAGCCGGATCGCAATTGGAACCGTGACAAGCGGACCATTTACTCACGGCGAAACGCTAACGGGTGATGTTTCCGGCGCGACTGCCCGTTGTATTGTGCCGGCAGCCAATGGCGATTCATACCTCTATTTTGAGGTTCTTACCGGCGCTTTCACCACTTCCGATACGGCAATCACGGGTGGCACGTCAAGCGCAAGCGCTGCAGTTTCAAGCGCTTCCCCCGAGGTCCATGGCTATTATGTGCAACCAATTTCAACTTGTCAGGACGTGGTCACTATCGAATACCAAGAAGACGGATACGCCTGGAGCGCCCGCGATGCAATGGGGAGTGCAACGCTTACTTTTGAAGCCAATAAACAGGGCTTCATTGAGTTCGCCTTTCAAGGGCCTAGAGAAACCAATGGCGATAAAGCCTTAACCGCTTCCGTTACCAGGGGCAACGAAGATCCGCCGATAATGAAGGATGCAAATTTAACGCTTGGCGGCACTTTTGAGCCAGTTTTTTCTTCCGTGACTATTGACTTAGGCAACGCGGTTGCATTGCGGGAAAACGGCAACGCCAGCGGCGACACGGGGATTGAGGGCGCAAGGATAACCGGGCGCGATCCTATGGTGACGCTATCCTGTGAGCATGAATTAGCCGCTACTTTTGACTTTTTCGGCACGCTGGACGCTGGGACCAAGACCGCGCTGGAATTTAGGGTGGGCTCCGCAGTGACTAAACGGTTCTGGTTTTTCGCCGATGAACTTGAGTTCGACGCTTTACCTCTTGGGGATAACGAGGGAATCCGGACGCTTGAGCTTTCCGCGAGATGTACCGGCGATGCCACTTCAAGCGGGGAGGATGAATGGGAAATGGCTTTCATAGGTGATTAATTTTGTCTCTCACCTGCTTGGGAAAGGGCGGCTGAAAAGTCGCCTTTTTCTTTGGGAAAAATTTATTTTAGGAATATCACCTATGAAAGAAAGGATATTATGAAAGCAATTTCCCCCAAAACGACATTCGATTACGTGTGTAAATGTGACCGTGATTTACCAAAGGAAGACCAAACTATTTGGGAATTATCACACTTGACGGCAGAACAAGAGGCTTATTTAGAAGATAGAACAGGCGCTCTGAATAACGATGGTGGATATCAGGTAAGCGTGGGAAGCGTAAACTTGATTGCTTTGCACATGGGATTGAAGGGTGTAAGAGGGTTTTACGACGAAAATGGTAACAAAGCCGATTTAGTAAGGGATGAACGGAAGGCTAAGAAGTTACCCGGCGGCTTGCGCCCCTGGACTGACAAAAGCCTGTCAATGATACATAAAGATGAACGCGACGAACTGGCGGACGTGATCCGGCAAACAGGTGTTTTGGATGAGGAAGAGTTAAAAAACTCGCAATCCGCGCCGGTCAATTCTTCGGAAAAATCGAGCGCGGAGTAAGTCAATTTGACGCTATTTGTCATTATTGCGGGGGAGGGGGTTGTAAATCATGTGGGAAAAGAGGTACAATATATTATAAATCTGAGCCCGAAAAAGAGGTGACAAACGCTGGAATTGAGCTTTTTAAAGCATATTCCATGCTGAAAAATTACAATGTTTGGCCGGTGGATGGTGGTTTAGTGGAGCAATCAGCGAAATTTTTAAAGTGCGTCGAATGGTGTGATTTAGTAAATTCTAGGCATGAGGATATCGAGAAAGCGATCCATGAACGGCAGAAAAAACAGGCTGATTTGTCCGCAAAAGCTTTGAAAGGTGTTAGATAGTGGCTACTGCTCGCGCTGAAGTTGAAATGAGGCTCCGGGATAGGATTACCCGGGCCCATAAAAAAGTTACTCGTACACTAGGCACAAATAACAAAAAAATCACAAAAAGCATAAAGACGGTTGAAAAGCAATCGGAAAAAACAAACCGTTCGCTCAAAGAAAATTGGAATAGTACGCGACTACTTTTAACGGGCTTTGCCGCATTCATGGCGGGCAAGTTTACGCAATCTTTTGTAAGGGCGCAACAATCAATTGATAAAATAAATAACACGCTGACGGTGGCCGCTGGGGGCGCTGAAGAGGCCGCAAAAGAATACGCTTTCTTGGAAGAGGAAACCGCACGACTTGGCTTATCAATTGAAAATAGCGCTGTTTCCTACGCTCAATTTATCGCCGCTGCCAAAACCTCCGGGCTAGAATCTGAGCAATTGCAGAAGATTTTTACCGGTGTATCCGAAGCCGCCGCCGCTATGGGTTTAACCGCTGACGATGCCGAGGGTGCAATGCGAGCTCTTACTCAAATGATGAGTAAGGGGAATGTACAGGCTGAAGAATTGCGCGGGCAATTGGGCGAGCGTATCCCTGGTGCTTTCGGTATGGCCGCAAAGGCGATGGGGGTAACCGAAAAAGAACTGAACAAGATGCTAGAGCAGGGGCAGGTTTTAGCCGCTGATTTGCTCCCTAAACTGGCTCAGGAGATGAGTAATACATTCGGGGCGCAGGCGCAAAAAGGTCCGGAGACCATGAACGGAAAAATTAACACGCTGAAAAACGCGATGTTTAATTTTAAACGCGAAATCCTCGAAGGCGGCGGCGCTGATTTGCTTAAACAATTTTTTGAAGGCGCTACCATTGCGGCGGAAAAACTGACCGGGATAATGGGGAAATTTTTCAAATCCCAAAAGGATATCAACGAAGCCGCGAAATTCTACCGGGACGATCAAGAGGAATTAGCAAAGGTAATCATGTTGATTACTAGGCTTCAAGCTGTATACAACAAAGAAGTTGAGACCGGTCAAGAAATAATGGAAAAAGGGGCGGTCAAAGAAGCTCTTTTCAAACAAATCGAGGGAATAAGAGGCGTAAAATCTGAGTATCAAGATTTGCTGAAAATACTACCGGAGCTTCAGGAAAGGCTACATAGATTACAGAATCCAACAAAACCTTTACCTGAACTTGTTCCAGGGTTAACGCCGCAATTTAAAGAACAGTTAGACGCGGCTCTTGATGCTGTTGACAAAGAATATGAGGAAAGATTAAGCAAAATTGCACATCATTTAGAAAATGAAAAATTGTTGGAATCAAGTTTAAAAGAAAAAATTATGGCGGAAAAAGAAGCGATTACTGCTGAACGCCAAAAAGACATAAACGATCTTGAAATTCAATTTAAAAAGCAGTTATATGAAACTCTTCTTTTTGAAGATGCGAATTATCATGTAAGACAAAAAGAGATATATCAAAAAACGCTGGAAGAACAAAAGAGAATCAATTACCTAATGACTCAGGATTACGATTCCCATGTAAAAATCAGAAACAAAATTCGTGAAGAGGAAATGAAAAACCGAAGGCAAGGATTAAACGATTTTGTAAATAATTTAAATCAAGCCGCACAACAATTCAAAATATTCGGCGAAGCCTTTAAAGCCGCCGCTATATCGGAAACGATAATCAACACATATGCCGCCGCACAAGCTGCTTATAAGTCAATGGCGGGAATCCCTTATGTTGGTCCCGTATTGGGTGCAGGGGCAGCCGCCGCCGCTGTTGTTGCTGGTTTGGCCAGGGTTGCTCAAATTAAAAGCCAGAAATTCGCACAAGGCGGCATAGTGCCCGGCAACTCAACGACGGGCGATAACGTGCCGGCGCGGGTAAACTCCGGGGAAATGATTTTAAATCGCTCCCAGCAAAGCCGCCTTTTCGCAATGGCAAACGGCCAGGGCGGCGGGCAGCAAATCACTTTCAGTGCTCCCGTTATCAATATCCAAAACGGTGATCCCGATGTAGTACGCGGGGCGGTATCGGAAACATACCAGGAAATGTTATTTAAATTCTCGCTCATGCAGCGCGACGCTCAATTAACCGAGGCAGTTGCATAATGGTTTGGGAATCACAAACTATATACGCGAATTGGGGTTATCGTCCAATCACAAAACCGGCCATTAAATGGCATCAAGTAAGTAATGGTGATTGGCGGGGGAGCGATCGCGGTGCGGGCGAGGATACATTCGAGGCTCAAATGCTTTTCCGGGATGACTTGACAGAGTTAACTGTATTAGAAAGCGTCCTGGATTCTAACCGGGGAAAATTCAGTGCTACATTTAGTACCGGCGAGGAAATATTCGGCGCGGATTTAGACTATACAAGCGCGTATGATGTAACGGTAATCAATTACGGAAAAATACGCAAAGTGGCTTACAAGGTGTATGAAATGCCGTTGACATTGCGGCTTGTGGATGACCCCACTTTCGTTTCAACCGCCGCCAGCTTGGCGACACTTCGCAAATCTTCCCATGCGGACACTCGCGAAAGTGAATTTGATTTAACTAAATATTTCACCTATGACCGCTTTGACATTGTAACCGATCACCAAAGCGATCCAGGTACGTACACGGCAGAGTTTACACAAACACAATCAGAGGCTGAAGCAATCCGGCGCTATCTTTTAACGACGGCGCGGGCGAATACAATCAGTAACTTTTTTGACGGCGCGTCGCCTCCCTTTGACAATATTCAGTATCCATTCGGCACAAGGGAAGGTAACGGCCAGTTTGATGTAAAAATCATAGATTGGCGCGATTTAGGTCGCCCTAATTTATGTGATTGGAAATTCTCAATAACTTTTGCAAGAGAGTTTTAATAGATGACGATAACCAAAGATGAGTTCAATGGGCTGGGACGGCGCATTACCTGTATTGAGGGCGACATGAGGGAATGTAAGACAAAAGTAGAACGTAATGAAAAAGACGTTGAAAATTTATATCGTAGGACTGCGATGCTTCCATGGTGGATAGTAGGCGCGGCACTTCCGGTGACGGCGGCGGTTTTAATTAACTTGGTTAAATGAGAGGGAAATAATGGCGTTGACAGCAGATGAAGAAAGAAGAGTTAGGCTTTTACTTGACTTTGAGGATGCAAAAGCAACCTTAAACAAAGTGATAAAAGTTAAAGACCTTGAATTAAGGACCGAGATGTCTGCAATACAGGCCACGGTTGAGGCTAAACATGATGCCGATATAACCGCTGCCAGAAGTGATTTTGATGCTGCAGAAGCCGCGTTAAAAGCGGAAATGGAGCTTTCAATAGATAGATAATGTCAATTGTAATTGGAACCAATGCGGGATTTGTAAGTTCTGCTCCAAGTGCTGACCCTTCAGGCGGCGGTGTTTTCACATGCGATAGGAGATCTACCGCTTTACAAGATACCACCTCGTCGGGTATCACTACCATTACGGAAATCGGATGGTGGTGCGATAATGCTACTGAGGCCGCTGATTTCGAGGTCGGTATATATGAGGATGATGGGGGCGCTCCTGGTGATCTAGTAAGTAAAAGCACTGGTCACGCTAAAGGTACGGACGCAGGCTGGAAAAGTGTTACCGGTTTAAGTATTAGTGTTTCGGCGAGTACTACTTATTGGATCGCTGTTCAACTAGATAACACCGCAACGGGAACACAGACTGACAGGGAGTTCTCAGGGAGTGCCAATGCATACTTGGAATTTCAAACAGAGTTGCCAGATCCGTTTGGTACTCCTGATGGGACAAGTGATGATCCGCTTGCGTTTTATGCCGTTGAAAGTTCTGGGCCAGCGCCAAGCGGCCCTCCGGTCGGTACTTTAAGCATATGGGTGTAGGAAGATAAAAGGAGAATATTATGGCTGATAATTTTACAGCAAACGCCGGGAGTGGCGGTGATACGTTTGCAGCGGATGAGATAGCGGCGGTCAAGTATCCAAGGGGAAAACTTAGCCTGGGCGCTGACGGCGCTGCGAATGATGCCGTCGGCGGGGCTGGTGCGGTAACGGCAGCAGTACAGAGAGTGACGCTTGCAAGCGATGATCCGGCAGTTGCTTTACTAGGGACGATTGACTCGGATA